ATGCTGACTGCGCTCATCTCGCGGGCCAGCGCAGCCGTCGAGAATTTCCTGCAGGGCAGCGTCTTGTCCGCCAGCTACACCGAGACCCGTCACGGCACCGGTGGCCAAGCCATGCTGCTGGCCGAATACCCGGTCACCGCAGCATCAACCGTCACAGTCAATGGCCAGCCGATCCCCAAGGCGACAGCCTTTGGTCAAACGGGCTGGTGGCTGTCTGATCGAACCATCTTGCTGGTGGGCTACAGCTTCGCGCGCGGGCGCAACAACGTGCAAGTCACGTACACCGCCGGCTACGCCACAACGCCGCCTGACATCGAACAGGCCGTCATCGAGACGGTGATGCTCGCGCTCAAGAGGCGCGATCACATCGACATCAGCAGCAAGGCGCTGGCAGGCGAAACCATCAGCTTCATCACTGCCGACCTGACGCCCAGCGCCAAGGCAGTGCTGAGCAGCTACCGCCGCGTAGCACCGCTATGAGCATCAACGGCAGCGTCAGCGGCGACAAGGATGTCGGCCGAAACTTGGGGCGCGTGTCAGCTGAGGTGCGGACCGAGCTCATCAAAGGCATGGGCCGCATCACGCTCAAGCTGATGCGCGAGAGCGTGCAGAACAAGCTCAGCGGCCAAGTGCTTAAGCGCGTTACTGGAACGCTGGCCAGGGCGGTGACCCAGTCGCCTAGAACCTATGAGGTCGGCGCCAACATCGTGGGCACGGTGGGGGTTGCGGACATCACAGGCAAGGACGGCCGGGCTCCGGTCAAGTACGGGCGGATGCATGAATACGGATTCACGGGCCCAGTGACCGTGAAAGAGCATCTGCGCCTCGTCAAGAAGGCCTTTGGCAAGCCGCTGAAGTACCCGGTCTACGCCACGGTCAAGGCGCACACCGCCAACGTCAACCTGCCCGAGCGGTCATTTCTCCGCTCAGCCCTGCGTGATCTGAACGCGGCAGGCGTGATCGACGCCGAAATCGAAGCCGCCATCGCTGCGGGCACGAAGGCCATGAAATGAACCGTGAACCCATCTATGCAGGCCTGTTCGCACTGCTGGCCGCCGTGCCTGGCTTGCGCATCAGCTCGCGCATCTTGAAGCACTGGAACGATGTGCCCGCCGAGCAGCAGCCTGCGCTGTACCAAGCCCAAAAGAGAGAGCAGGCCATAAACAAGACCGGTGAGCCCACCAAGTGGTTGCTGTCGGTCGATCTTTATGTCTATGTCCGCACCAGCGGCGGGCAAGTCCCCGGCACCGTCCTGAACCCAATCCTCGACGCCATCGAGGCCGTCTTCGTGCTGCACCCGATTACCGGCATCCACACCTTGCCCATCGCGGGCGTGGAGTGGGCGCGGATTGAGGGCGCCATTGAGACCGACGAAGGCACCCTGGGCGAGCAGGCCGTGGCCATCGTCCCCATCCAGATCCTCGCCACCTAAACCCGCGCGCTGCGCATTCCATCCGTCACGAAAGGACGACCATCATGCAACTCACCTTCGGCGCGGGCGACCTGTTCGCCACCTTGCTGCAAGACGCCTACGGCAACTCCATTTCCAACCCCACGCCGATTCGCGTGGCCGGCCTGCAGGAAATGTCGCTCGACTTTGCTGGCGATCTCAAAGAGTATTTCGGCACCAACCGCTTCGCGCTGGCTGTTGCCCAAGGCAAGGTCAAGACCACTGGCAAGTTCAAAGGCGCACTGATCAATGGCCAGGCCCTGAACACCCTGTTCTTTGGTTCTGGCCTGACCAGCGGCACGATGAAGGCGCTTTACGCCGACACCACCGGCACCGTCGTTCCATCCACGCCGTACACCATCACGCCGACCGTGCCCAACACCGGGACCTGGGTGGATGACTTGGGCGTAGTGGACGCAACAGGCCGCGTGATGACTCGCGTGGCGAGCGCGCCGGCCACCGGTCAGTACAGCGTGTCCGCAGGCGTCTACACCTTCGCTGCCGCCGATGTCGGCATCAAGATGTACATCAGCTTCAGCTACACCTACACGCTGGCCGGCGCCAAGCGCATCCAGTTGCTGAACCTGCCCATGGGCTACACCCCCATGCTAAAAATCCACTACATGGGCCAGTTCCAGGGTAAGAAGACGCTCGCGGTGCTGGAGTCGGTGGTCTCGAACAAGCTGATGCTGTTCGGATCGAAGAATGACGATTTCAGCGTACCCGAAATCGACTTCAGCGCCCAGGCTGATGCCGCCGGCTACTCGCTCGGCGACATCTACACCCAGGAGTAATGAGCATGCCTGTCGTCAAGATCAAGGGCATCTCGCTCGACCTGGCCGGCCAGCTGCTGGTAGTTCCACCGCTATCGCTGGGTGCCATGGAGCAACTACAAGACTCACTGGCCAGCTTCACCGGTGACATCAGCGACCGCAAGCAGGTGGCCACCGCCATTGATGCCGCGCATGCCGCCCTGCGCCGCAACTATCCCGAGATGACGCGGGAGGATGTGGCCGAACTGGTGGACGTGAGCAATATGGTTGATGTGTTCCAGGCCGTCATGGATGTATCTGGCGCGCGGCGCAAAGCTGCGGAGGCCCAGGCCTTGGAGGGCCAAGAGGGAAACCCGCCGGGGGAGGCCTGAACTGGCCGGCGCTTTACGCCGAAGTGGCGTATTGCACCGGCTGGACGATCCCCCACATTCGCGACGAGCTTGATCTGCCCACGCTCGCCGCGCTGCGCGAGCAATGGGCGCAGTTCCCCCCGCTGCCAGTGATGGTGGCGCACTACATCGGCGCGGCCAAGCCCAGAAAGCAAGACGAGCAAGCCGGGCGCCTGGAAGACCAAGACGTTATCCCCACCACCAAGCTGTCTGCGGGCGAATTCGACGACCTGCTGGCCAGCATGGGCTTGCCTACTTCACCTACCCCACCAACTGCGGCCTCACCATGAGCGACAACACCGTCAACGTCAATGTCACGGCCAATACCGCTGAGCTCCAAAGCGGTATGCAGCAGGCCCCGAGCTTGGTGCAGCGTGCCGCAGAGCAAATGCGCGCCCACTTCACCAAGCTGCGGGCCGATACGGCGGAGCACATGGGCAAGGCCGCAGAAGCCGTGTCTACAAGCACCAGCAGTATGGGCGGCGCCATCAGCGGCCTATCGGGGGCTTTCGGCAAAGTGAACATCGCTTTCGCAGCCGTCGCGGCAATTCTTGGCGGCGGAGCCATGTTTGCAAGCGGCATCAAGGCCACCCAACAGTTCACTGGCGAAGCCAACAAGCTGGCCAAGACGCTGGGCATCACCACAACCGAGGCCAGCACGCTCAATGTGGCGCTGGGCGACATCGGCACTGATGCCGACACATTCACGGGCGCTGCCGCCATGCTTGGCCGCCAGCTCAAGCAGAACGAAGGTGAGCTTCAGCGCATGGGCCTGGCCACGCGGGACTCGCACGGGCATTTGCGCAACATGAACGACCTGATGATGGACAGCATCAAGGTCATCAATGGATACAAGGAAGGCACGGACCGCAACTTGGCCGCCATGACGCTTTGGGGTCGCGGCGCATCTGAGGCTACCGGCCTGCTCCGGCTCAATAACGAAGTGCTGGATGGCGCTACGAAGAAGCAAGAAGAGCTGGGCCTGACCGTGGGCCAGGAAAACGTCGCGGCCAGCAAGCGCTACAAGGCTGCAATGAATGACGTGGGCGATGTGATGCTCGCGCTCAAGAAGACCATCGGTGATGCGGTAATGCCCATCCTGACACGCTTAGGTGAGTGGTTCGCGGAGATTGCTCCGCCGGCAGTGTTTGCGTTCAAAGTCGCACTCGACGCTGTTGCAACCGTCGTGCATGTAGTCATCGGCGCGCTGCGCCAGTTGTGGATCGTGATCTCTACCATCGCCGATCCCATCGCCACGCTGGGTCGGGCCATTCGCAAGCTGATTCAAGGGGACGTGAAAGGCGCCCAGGAAGAGATGACCAACATCTTCAGCAACTGGGGCGATTCATTTTCCAAACTTGGCGACCGGATGAAAGACGATGCCAAGCAAACTTGGACCGACATCACGGCGCTTTGGGGCAAGCCTACGGCCACGGCGAAAAAGATCGACAAAGGCAACAACTACACCCCCCCGCCCGAAAAGGACAAAGGCGAGAAAGACCCCTCCCAGAT